ACGATGTTCGTCGCGGCGATGGTGCCGGTGCGGGCCAGGTTGTCGCGGTTGGGCAGGTAGCGCATGGTTAAAGGGAAGTCCTTCCGTTGGCGCCGCGGCGCTGCAGCTTCTCGAGTTCGCGCAGCACGACACGCGCAGTCTCTTCGGGGTTGCCGCCAGTGATGTTGAAGACCGGAGCGAAGCCGCCAGCGGCCGGCCCGGGTGGCGTGCTGGTAGGCACAACCGCCGCGCCAGCAGACCCGCCACCGCCGCGCCGCCGCCGGGTGTCTTCGTCCACGCGGCGATTGGAGTCGATCTGCTCGCGCTCCTTGGCGCGGATCTCTGCGAGGTCGGCTTCGAAGTTCTTCTTGGCCAGCGCCCTGGCCAGCGCGGCCTTGGCCGTCTCGGCAGCGCCGCCGGCCTGTGCAAGCTCGTCGATTCGGCGCAGCTCTTCCTCATATGCCCGGCGGCGAATGGCCTCTTCGTCGCCGTCGCGCCGGTCGGCCAAGTCCTGCTGCTGACGGAGCAGGTTGGACAGGTCATTGCTGGCCTGCTGCGCGGCCTGCCCGATGCGCTCCATCTCCGCACGCGCGCGCTTGGCGCGCTCTTCGGTGTTTCCGATCTGCAGCGCCAGCTCTTCGGCGTTCTTGGCCGCGAAGCCGGCGCGGTCGGCGATCAGCTGCATCACGTCCGCGGTGCTGCGGCCGGTCGTGTCGACAAGGCCTAGCTCGCCACGCAGGCGGTCGAACTGCGCGACGGCCTCTTCGCCGTACTCGGCCACAGAGTCGCGCGCGTCCTTCGTGACTTGGATCAGACCCAGCAGAGCATTCGACACGCCGAGCTTGACCTTCTCGCCGGCGTTCTGCCCCTGCTGGCCAATGTCGTCAACGGCGGCCGCGGTTTCCTTGGCCTGCAGGGCGGCATCCTTGAGCACCGGCGTGAGGCTGTTGATGCCGGCCGCAGCGCGCTTGCCGCCATCCTCGCCCGCGTCGCCGACTTCGCCCAGGCCCTGCTGCAGCCCGGCGATCCGGCCCGAGGTCGCGGCAATCTCACCCTGCAGACCGGCGAGCTGTTCCTGCAGCGCGGCCACAGGTTCGCCGGCGGCCAGCCCGCGCTGGATCGCCAACGCCAGATTGCCGGCCTCCGTCTCCAAGCCCGCGCGCGCCGCCTGCAGCGAGGCGATCAGGTCGCGCGCCATGCGGCGGCCGGCCTCGCCTACGCCGTCGAGTGCGCCGGACGCTTCCTGCGCGCCCTTGCTGATTTCGCTGGTGCGCGCCGCGGCTGCAGAGATGGCCGCGCCGAGTTGTGCAGCACTGATCTTGCCGGCGTCGAACGCCTGCCGCAGCTCAGCCTCAAGCGCTTCGACTTCGGCCGTGGTCTGCGCCTTGCTCAGCGCTGCGCGGAATGCGGCGCCGATGGCGTCAGCCGACAGCTGCCCGCTCGTGGCGATCCCGCGGAAGGTGGCGATGATCTGCCGGCCTTGCTCCGTGATCTTGACGCCCGCCGCCTCGACGTTGACGCCCAGCCGGCGCAGCTGTTCCTGCACCGTCAGGTCAAGGACGTTCGCCGCCTCGGTGGACGTGTCGCGCAGTCCGCCCAGGGCGCGCTCGGCCGCCTGCTGGAAGGTGGTCAGGTCTTCGGCGGACAGCTTGGACAGCTCGGCACCCAGCGACTCGCGCACCGCGCGCGCCGTCTCTTCGCTGTCGCCAGCAACCTGCGCCAGCGCCAGCGAGATGTTGCCGATGCCCTCTGCGCCGGCCGTGAAGTCCGCGCCCTTGAAGGCCTCGCCGATGGCCTTCTCCAAGCCCTCGGCTTCCCCTGTCGCCGCGCGCAGCTGCTCAGCAAGCTGGCTGGCGGGCGACTTCTCCTGCTCGCCGGCAAGGTTCGCCACGCTCCGGGCGACGCCATCGAACTTGACGGACAGCGGGCCAAGCAGCTGATTCAGCGCCTCATAGAGGCCGCGGTCCTGCACCAACAGACGGCCCTGGCGCTCAAACTCTGCGCTGGCCTCATTGATGGTTGTCTTGAGCTCTTCCTGGCGAATCCGGAGGCGCTCATAGGCGATGCCGAAGACATCGGCTTGGCGGCCGGATTCGGTCTGAACCTCTACCAGCCGCTGCTGAACATCGGCGAGCTCTTCGGTCGCGGCTCGCAGATTCTCCACCGCAGTCTGCTGCTCCGCGTTTCGGCCCTCTTCTTGGGCGCGCTTCAGCAGGCCTTCTTTCTCGATCCGCGACTGCAGCTCATCGTTGTAGGCGCGCAGCGAGGCGATGCCCTCGCGCTCACCCTCAAGGCGCTCTTCGGCTGCCGCCTTGGATGCCAGCATCGCCGCAGCCAGCGCGCCGAATGCGGCAACCGCAATTCCGACTGGGCCAGAGAGAAGAGCAACGGATCGGCCCAGCAGCGTGGTTCCAGCCGCTGCCGTCGTGGCCGCCGGCCCGATCGCCCGCAGGCTGCCCAGCAGCAGCACCAGCGCCGCGCGGCTCTGCACGATGGCGATGGCCAGCGGGGCGACTACGGCTGTCAGCGCGGTAAGACCCGCAATGCCAGTGCGCACGCCAGCCGGCAATTCGTTAAACAGGTTGACCGCCGAGGTCAGGCCTTCCAGCAGCGGCGTCAGCGCGGTGACGGCCTGGCCGAAGCTGATCTGCAGGTCGCCGACGGCGGCGCGGAAAAGCTGCAGGCGCTGCTCGGGCGTGTCCTGCAGCTTGGCGAAGGCCTCGGCCGTGCGGCCGGCGCCCTGCTCCATGTCGTTCAGAGCCTTGGCGAATGCGTCCGCCTGGTTGCCGGTCAGCGCCAGCACGCCCTGCAGGCCCTCGACGCGGCCGAACAGGGTCGCGAGCGTCGTCTCATTGCCCTGCGCGGCTTCGCTGACGCCCAGCAAGAACTGCTGCAGGCCCTGCGAGCGCAGCGCCGCGACATCGAACTGGATGCCCAAGGCCTCCGCAGCTTTCTGCGCCTCGGCCGTCGGCTTGACCACCGCCGTCAGCGCGGACTGGATCTGCGTGAACGCCTGCCCGGTGTCCAGACCGCCGGCGGTGAGCGCACCGACCGCGCTGGTCAGCTGCTCCACGGAAACGCCGACCGACGCCGCCAGGGGCGCGACGCCGCCGATGCTCTGCGAAAGCTCTTCGATAGTGGTGTTGCCGGCCGCCGCAGCGACGAAGAACGCATCGCTGACGCGCGTGGCGTCTTCGGCAGCCAAGCCGTAGGCGTTCAGGGTGGCGACTAGGCCACTCGCCGCGACTTCGGTGTCGGCCAATCCGCCGATGGCGAGCTGATTCGCGACGCGCAGGATCTGCAGGGCTTGCGTTGTGTCCTCGACGCCGGCCGCGATGATTTCATAGAGCGCAGCCGCGTTCCGGGCCGCGTCGCCGCCGAACTCGCGCGTAAGGGCCCGCACGCTGTCGCCGAGCGCGGCCAAGTCGGCTTGCGGGGCGATGGTGCTGATAGCGGCCAGTGAGCGCTGGAACTGACTTGCAGCGGCGGCCGCGTTGCTCAGCAGGCGCGTGGCGGTGAACAGGCTGGCGCCGGCGGCAATCAGGCTGCCCTGCACCTGCTGCAGCGACTGCCCGAGGCTGCCGTACTCGGCGCGCAGCTCGCGGGTGCGCTCGATCGCGCGGGACTGCGCCTGCGCCAGTTCCTGCACCGACAGCTGGCCACTGCGGCGCAGCGTGTCATAGGCCTGCCGCACCTTCTCGATTTCGGCACGCACCTCGCCGAAGCCGCGGCGGCCCAAGGTGGCGTTCGCATCGGCCAAGGCCTGCTGCGCGGCAGCGTTGGCGCGCGCACTGGCGGCTGCCTGCTGATTCACCGCGACCTGTTCGCGCAGGTTCGCAGCCAGCTGCTCCGTGCTGGTGCTGGTCAGCTGCAGGCGTTTCTGCAGCTCGGCCTGCGCCTGGCCCAGGTCGTCCACCGACAGGCCGGCCGCCTTGATGGCGTCCTCGCTCTTGCCGATGCCGGCGTTGAGCTTGTCCTGCGCGGTGACGGCGCGGTCGTATTCGGTGGTCGCTTGGCGCAGCGTGCTGGCGGCTGCCGAGTATTCGGCCTGCGCGGCTTTCTGTGCGGCCTGCGCCTCCTTCAGGCTGGCAGCAAACTCGCGCGTGCCTTCGGTGGTCTTCTCTTCGCTGGCGTTGTAACGGTCGCGCTCGGCGCGCAGAGCGGCAAGCGCGGCTTTCGATTCCTCCAGCGCCTGCGCCGCCGCGGCCTCTTGCTCGGCGGCCAGCTTGATCCGCAGCGCCGACTTGTCCACCGCCTGCGCAATGCGTTCCTGCTCGGCGCGGTATTGCTCCAGCGCCGAGATGGACGCCTGGAGTCCGTTGGCCGCGGCCGCCTGTTGGTTCAGCTCTTCGACGGCGCTGGTGACGCCGGAGAGCTGGTCGTCCGTAAGCTCGCCCTGCGTGCCGAGGTCGCGAAGATCCTCCAGCAGCGCGCGCAGGCTCGGATCGGTGACCGACCGCAGCGCGACCTCGATAACCTGGGTGAAGCTCTCAGCCACCGCGGACCCCCAAGGCAATCTGCCGCTGCAGTTCGGTGATGTAGATGCCCTGCAGCTCGCGCAGGATCGCGGCGCGCGGCGGCTCGGAAATGGTGTTGAGGACGTTGCCGCGCTGGTCCTTGCGGATGCCCAGCACCATGTCGCGCGGCGAAGGGCCGCGGATGATGATCAGAGGGCCGCGCGGCGCTCGCTTGCCGCCACGGATGCGGCGCTCGCGGATGGACTGCAGGCCCTTGACCGTGGAGATGAAGGCGCCAGCGAACACCTGCTGCGGGCCGCCGCGCTCGATCTGCGCCGTAGCGCCTGGCGTGCTCGTGCCACCCCACCGGCCGCCGAACTGAATGACCGGGATGCGGCGCTCGGACGCGAACAGGCGGATGCTGTCGCCCGTGGTCGTGACGCTGAACTTGCCCTGCAGCTTCGTCGCCGGGATGTTGTAGGCGGCCGTAACCTCGCGCTTGGCCAGCGGCTCCAGTCGGCGCGCGGTCGTGGCAACGGCGCGCTTCGTGGCCTGGTCCGTGCGCTTCACGATCTGGCCGACGATCGCAGACAGCCCGAATGCGTTATCCGCGCGTTTGCCGTTGGTGAAGAAGCGCAGGGCCTGTGCCTTTTTGTTACGCAGCCTTGCCATTCGGCGGCCCCTGCAGACCAGCGACAACCTGCTGAACAAGCACGTTCGTGTGCTCGATCTCGGAGCGCACAGGGCCGGCGAGGTATTCGCCCCACTGCAGCGCAGAGCCGGCGATGACGTCGCGCACGGCGGCAATCAAGACCGCCAGTGGCAGATCGCTTGCCGGCACGCCAAACGACTCGCAGACGCCGATTGCAGCGGCCAGCGCATCCGGCGAGGCCAGCGCATCGGGCGCCGCGCCCGCGGAATCAATGATCGCCAGCAGGCGCAGCAGCGCCAGGGCCTTCCGTCCGGTGAGCTGCCCGAGCGGATACTCGATGCCCGCGACTGTGATGCTTGCCATGCTGATTCCTTCGGTGAGCCCCGGCGCCGAGATGACGCCGGGGCGTTGGGCCGATTACAGGCCGGCCGGGCGGCCGTCGATGTAGATCGCGCGGGTCACACTGTCCTTGATGCCGATGCCAACGTTGAACTCCACCGCGGCGATGTCGTCGCCGGTGATGAAGGGCAGCGCGCCGTTCGGGGTGAGCGTCACCTGCGGGCAGAAAAGGTCCTCGTTTTCGCTGTCGCCCGGGTTGTCGGCGATGAACTTCAGCTCACCGACCACGCTCTGCTCGCCACCGGTACGCACCTGCTCGCGGCTGTTGGCGGCCGGGGTGAAGTCCACGTTCAGCGACAGGCGAGCGCCCGGTACCGCGGCGGCATACTTCGTGTTCGCCGATGCGATCGTGCCGGTGGTGGTGGCAGACAGCAGGGCCAGACCAGCGTCGAGCCGGTAGTTCACGTCCGCCGTACTGGGCACCACGATCAGGCCCATGTCGATGAAGGTCGCAGTGCCATCGGCGAAGTCGGTGCCGTCGGTGTCGAAGGTCGGCGGCGAGCCGGCCGAGGTTCCGGCGACGGTGCACATGTAGAAGTGATTGTTGGCCGAGGCCGGCACGTAGAAGTCGCCGACGGCGTAGGCGGTGGAGTTGGCGCGGGTCGGCGCCTCGTCGCCTTCCTTGATGCGCACAGCCACAGAAGAAACGCCACGCGCGCCGGACGGGTTCGATTCGGTCTTGCCCAGCTGGTAGAAGCGACCCGGGTTGACCTGCTCGATCAAGTAGTCGGTGAACGGGGTGGCGGCCTGCGTGATGGTGACCTGCTCACCGGCCAGGAACAACGCAATGTTGGACTTGCTCAGGTTGTCGCAGTTGATGGTGGCCGAACGGGTGATGCCCAGCGGCACGGTGAAGTCGGTTTCGGAGATGCCGCCCTCGGAGCTGGTGTGCTCGAAGGTTTCGCCCTCGACGCTGATCTCGAAGCCCGGGCAGTTGCCGAAGGGCTGGAAGCCCTGGTAGATGCCGTTGACCAGCGCGTTGAAGAACAGCCGGCCGCGGCCGAACTTGTAGGCCTTGGAATACGGAGTGATGTTGGGAGCTGCCATGTGTGCGTCCTCGTGGAAAGAAAAGGCCCGCAATGCGCGGGCCTGGTCTGGGGTTGCTGGTCGCGGCTACTTGCGCCGCTTGCGTGGCCTCGGGCTCGGCGGCGGGCTCTCGCTCGCCTCCGCTGGCGTGTCCACGATCTGGCCGGCGCCGAGGTCACGCAGGCGGCTTGCCTTGTGTTCCGGCAGATCGATGCGGTTGCCGGCGGCGTAGCGCTCGCCGGCGTGCTCCCACTCGCGGGAGAACTCAAAGGAAACGGTCAAGGCGGTGCGCTCCGTGGCTTCCGTCCTGCGATCCGTAGGGGTTGCCGTTGCCCTCGGCGTAGGTCACGGTGATGCTCACGCGCAGCAGCTCAGCGTCGCCGCCGTCCTGTCGGTTGACGTTGGTGGCGCCGCGGTAGGTCAGCGAGCCGATGCCGCCCAAGTCGTCAGACAGCGCGCCGCCAAACTGCGCGAAGACCGCGCGCTTGATGTCGGCCTTGAGCATCTGGCGATCGGTGCCAGCGCAATCCGGCGACAGCGCCGCCTGGATCTCCACCGACAGAGCCATCGTCCACGAGCCCTGATTCCCGGCGCCGTCGGCAGGCTGTTCGCCGACCTCAAAGACGCTGATCCACGGCAGGTCATAGGTGCCGGCTGACTCGCCCTCGCGGACGACATTGCGGCCGGCGTCGGTGTTGAAGCCGCCCGGCCTGCGAATCTTCTGCAGCCGGCAGACGATGGCGCGCAGGGCGCGTTCTGACATGGGGAGGTTCATCGGACGATCTGATTGCCGGCGTCGAAGTGTGCGAACCAGTCGATAGTTGTGGCTGCAAGTCCGGTCACTTCGACTTCAAGCGATCCGCGCGTTGTGTTTGCAACCACAGCTGCGGAAACGCCAGTAAGCCCCGTGTCCGTGAATGTATAGGCCGGGCTTGTGGCCTTGACTGTGGTTGTGGCGGCGCCAGCGCCGCGAGCACCGACAACATCAAGCCTGCGGTAATACACGTCACCACCAGAAGACCGACCCGTGATATGCACCGTGCCAGTCCAGCACGAGTTATTCGGCAACACCATGACATTTGTGGTGCTAGGCGCTCCCCTATCTGCCGTCAGAATCGTGGGTGTTGCGTTTGTGGTTTCTCTTTGCACTGGCAACCCGATGCACTGATTGTCGCCTTGTGAGACGCGGCGAGCGCTAGACCACGCATAAGCAGCGAACAGCCCACGGGTGAGTGCGTTGACTCCGCCCGGAATCCAAGAGGATTCACCGGATGAGGTGTTTGACTCGCCGCAAAGCACGCCTGAGCGAACGCCAGATGCGAGATTTGATATTCCGCACAAAACACCTGCGTTTTCCGCCGAAGCCGTGCAAGAAAAGCCGCCAGCAACAATTGCGCGTTGTCCAGAGGCGCTGTTATTTGTCCCGGCCACTACACCAGAAGTGGTTCCGCTGGCCGAGTTGCTACCCCCTGCAAGTACGCCAGCCTGAGTTCCGCCTGCGGTGTTGGTGCTTCCGGAAACAACGCAAGACTGAGAGCCAGAGGATGTGTTGTTTATGCCAGAGCCGATAAACGATTCTTGACCGCTTGCGACCTGTGTTGCCAGTGCTCTTTGTCTCTGAAAATCCGTCCCCCTGACGCCGCGCTTATTTCCGCCAGCGGCGGTGTTGTCTGGAATCTGAGCAAGAATCGAACCAGTACCCTTCGGCGTAAAAGCTGCGTCCACATTCGTGGCAGCATTCGTTGCCAGCAATTGCACAACCGGCACAGTCGCATTCGGCGCCGAGGTGTTGACGGACCCGGTGAAGTGGGTGAGGCCGCCTCCGCCACTAGGGGCGGAATTGACCCAGTTCGTACCATCAAATGTAAGCACTTGAGTGGCAGATGGGCTTGAGATAACAACGCCAGAAATTGATCCTAAACTGGAAATTACCGGGATGCTGATGTTGCTAGAACCCAAAAGACTCTCTGAGTTGATGGTCTTGATATTCGTGCCGGAGACAAGAGTGTCTTGTTTGCTGCTGGGCGCGATGGCGTTCCAGCCCTGAAGGTTTGCGCTCAGCGTCAGGGTGGTTGCGACGAAGCTCAGCCCGGTGCCGAGCGCGATCTGCGTGGCAGCGCTTCCGCCCGAGACCTGGCCCAGCAGGCGGTCGTCTGACAGCACGATATTGCTGGCAGACAGCGCAGGAATGTCGCCCTGCACCAGCTCGCGGAAAGTCGGGGCGCCGTCGGAGCCTGCGGGGCTGGCCCAGACACGCGAGGCTGTCTGAGATGCCAGCGTGGCGGTGATGGTGCCTGCGCCCGTCACCGGCGAACTCGATACGCTGAAGATGCTCGGCAGCGTCAGGCCGACGCTGGTCACCGTGCCATTGCCGGTGCCCGCCCCGATCGCAGCACGCGCGCCTTCGGCCGTCGTGGCACCCGTGCCGCCGCTTGCAATGGCGAGCGTGCCGCCGAGGATCAGGGTGCCGGACGTGGTGACAGGGCCGCCGCTGAAGCTAAGACCCGTGCTGCCGCCCGAAGCCTGCACGCTGGTGACTGTGCCGGAGCCGCCGCCGCCCGTGCCGCTGGCGGCAATCGTCAGGGTCTGAGTAGCGCCGGAGCCCCCTGGCGTTAGGGTGACGTTGCTGCCCTGCTGCAGCATCGCCAGCACCTGCGCGCGCACGTTGCCCGCGAAGTTCGCAAGCAGCGTGGCGTAGAAGGTGGACAGCAGGCCGGCCGTGGATGGCGTGGCCAGTGGCAGCGCGGCCGATGTGCCCGTGCTGCTGGTGATGGTGCGCGCGTCACCGGTTCCGCCAACGCCGAGGTTTGTCGGAACGTTGACCTGCGCGCCTGCGGCGATGCCGTTGAGCTTCGTCTTGTCCGCCGCCGACATGAAGCCGGCCACGGTCGTGGTCGCCGTCGAGTGCAGCCCGCCGCCCGCTTGCGCGCCGTGGGCGTGCACATGGTCGCCGCGCGCGGCCTGTGTGGATGTGCCCGGCCCCGCGTTGCCCAGAGGCTGCGGGACGGCGCTGCTGAGCGTCGGATCGGCCAGGGCATTCAGCTTGGCCTTGTCCTCGGCCGACAGCGTGCCGGGCGTCGTCTCCGTGGCTGGGAGGATCGCGAGGGTTGGCGTGCTGCCGCCGGTGCTGGTGAGCGGCGCCTCGACATTGATCGTGGCAACGCCAGTTCCGCCGCGCGCCACGATGCGCACAACGCGCTCGATTGCGGTGACTCGGATCGAGCTCACGGGCGCGAGACCTCTTTGGCCTGCACGATCACGGCGAGGTCAGCCAGGGTCTGGCTGTTCGTCTCTTCGCTGCCGGGCTGGTAGTTGCGCCAGGCGAGATTGACCTCGTGCGCAAGCGTGCCAAGCGGCGGGGCGAGCGCTTCGGTCTGCGTGGCCGTGGCGTTGAACACCAGCTGGCCGTCGTCCTGCACCGAAGTGATTCCCGCACCTTCAGACAGCGTGAGCAGCACCTTGCCGCCGGCGCGAAACTCGACGATGGAGCGCGAGCCCGGGAGTGGGACATTCGGCGCGTCGTCCGTGTCGGCCTCGACGTAATCCAGGCGCAGCCAGCCGAGCGAATCGCCGGCGCGGATGTAGATCGGGTCGCAGCTCATTTGCGCCTCAAGAGGTAGCGGACGATGGATTCGTCAGCGATCTGCGGTTCGCTGTCGATGGTGTATTCGAGGTCCGGCAGCACGATCGTCCACCGGCGGCCGACGCCCTCGGGCAGGTCGGCGCGCAGCAGGTCGATGGTGGTCGCGTTGCTGGTGACCGATGCCTCGTCGGTGATGACCTGCACGCCGCGGGCGACGATGCAGCGGACGCCTTCAGTCAACACGCCAGCAGGCGAGCGGACGGAACAGGTGTCGGCGAGGCCAGAGCGCGCGGCAACGCGGTGGATTCGCGCATCCATCGCGGCCAGTCGGGCATTCGTCATCGGGGCTCCAGAAAGGACTCGGCCCGCGCGAGGCGGGCCGGAGTCCTGGTGCTGCGGTGGTGAGTGGTCAGTCCTTGGCCTTCGGCTTCTCGGCCTTGGGCTCTTCCACGGCTTCGGCGACGCCAGCGGCGGTGAGGCCGCGCGCCACGCTGTCAGGAAGCTCGTAGACGCCAGGGGCCAAGATGTCGCCGTTGGCCTCGTAGATCACTGCGGTGAGGGTGCGGACTTTCATCAGCGCACCGTCGCGCAGAAGCTGGCATCCACACGGTACGGCACCACCAGCGGGGCCGACTGCATCAGCAGGATGCGGGCCGACGGGTCGGGCACGCTCCAGCTCTTGCTGAAGAACTCCAGCGGCTGCAGGCCGGCTTCTTCATCGCGGATCGCGCCGTGGTGCTGCACGCCGTCCAGGTCTTCGCTGACCAGCAGGACGGTGTTCGCCGGCAGGATCGCCACTTCGGAGCCGGCGTCGTTCACGTACCAGTCCGAATAGACCCAGAACCGCAGCTGGCCGATGGCGCCCTGATAGCTCAGGCCGGGCGAGGCGAAGCGGGCGAGCGAAACCGCCTCTTCGGTCGCCGACAGCGGCCGGGTGTTGAGGAACTTCTCGACCTGAGCATCTGCACGGAACAGGCGCCATGCGGCGGTGTCCATGACCACATTGCGGATCGTCGCGCCGGAGTTCTGCAGGACCGTGAGGGTCCAGTCCTCGATGTTCTCCAGCGGCTTGACGCCCGACTCGCCCCAGCGCGCGGACAGGGTGAGGGTGACCGTGTGGTTCGCGTTGCGCCCGAAGTCCACCTCGACCGACGGATAGCCATCGCCGGCGATCACGCACTTGCCGGTGCGCAGGACTTCGGAGGCCATGACCTCCTTGCGGCGCATCAGCATGTCCACCTGGTCAGCCAGGGCGATGGCCAGATTCGCCTGATGGCGGTTGATCGGCGCTTCGCTGCCGCCGATGGTTTCGCCCATGCGGCGCTTCAGGGCCTTGTTCGGATCGAGGACGCGCTTGTCCTTGATGTAGGCCGGGCGGAACAGCTTGGTGACATAGCCCTCATCAGAAACGAGGCGGCCTTCCTTCAGAGGCGAGACGAACGGCGAGATGCGGCGCTTCTTGTTCTCGACATCGAAGTAGATCGTCTCATCGTCCGAGGTTTCGATCTCGGGGAAGAAGGCGGACAGCAGCGCGGTCTGCGGGCGCTTGAGGCTGGCAACCACGCGCTGCAGGGTGGCAGTGGTGTAGATATCCATGGTGCGGGCTCCTTAGCGCGCGACGCCGTTGGTGAGGAAGATGCCAAGGCCGCGCAGGCCCTCGCGGATGCTGGCGACCGTGTGGCTCGCGCCGAGGGTCAGGGCGTTCTCGTTGAAGTCGCCGGACTCATAGACGATCGCCTCGGCGGTGGCGCCGGTGGTGGTGATCGACTCGGCCGCGATGAAGCGCGGGGTCTGGCTGCCATCGCTCGCAGCGGACAGCGAGATGATGACGTTGCCGCCGCTGGTGATCTGGCCCAGGACGTGGCCGCGGACGATGGTCTGGCTCGTGCCGATCGTGACCTTTCGCGCACGGACGGGCATGTCGCCGGCGATCAGGTGGTCAGGGTTGTAGGTGCCCTCGGTGGCGAGGGTGGCGCGGGTCTGATACTCGCTCATGAGGTCTTACTCCTTGGCCAGGCCGAGTGCGACGGCGGTGGCGATCAGTGAATCGGCGGGGGTGCCGTCGGTGTTGCCGCCGTGCGCGGCGGGTTTCGGGGAATCGGAGCGGATGCCGCGCATGGTCACGCCGCGGTCTTTCTGCGCCTTGAGCATCGCCAGGGCGAAGTCGCCCGGCTGCGCGCCATCGGCGACCGCCTGCTGCATCTCGGCCTCGAAGCCCTCTTCCTGCATACCCAGCAGCGCGGTGAGGCGCGAGCGCTCGGCGGCAGTGGCTTCAGCCTTGGCGGCTGCGATCTGCTCGGCGGTGGCATCGATGCGCTCGACGTTGGCGGCAGCCGCAGGCTGCTCGATCTCGATCTGGTCGGCGGTGTAGCCGGCCTCCAGCGCGAGGCGAAGGTCAGCGGTGTTTGAAACCGTGACCGTGGACTTGTCGCCCATGGTGGTGTTCCTCTTCGTAGGGCTTGCGGTGCCGGCAAGCTCGGCGATCACGGTTTCGAGTGATCCAAGACGGTCGGCCATGCGTGCAGCAACAGCGGAGGCGCCGACCAGCACTCCCCCGCCGCCAAAGTCGGAAATCACGGCGTCAGCGGTAACGCCGCGGTTGCGCGCCACGGTGCCGACGAACACGTCAGCCATGGCGTCCACGATCGCCTGCACCTGCGCGCGGCCGGCTTCGGTGGCCGGGTCCGTTCGCTTGTTCGGGCTCTGGCTGCTGACGATCTCCAGGCGCTTGGCGCCAGACCGCTCGTCGCGCTCGCGCGTGTCCGTGTAGGACATGACGACGCCGATCGAGCCGACGATGGCTGTCGGGTCCATGACGATCTCGCCAGCAGCCGATGCGAGCCAGTACGCCGCGCTCGCGCCGGCGCCTTCGACGTAGGCCACGATGGGCTTCGTGCCGCGCGCCTGATAGATCGCCTCGGCGAGCTCGTTGATTCCAGTCGCCTCGCCGCCCGGGCTGTTGATCTCCAGCACGATGCCGCGGACGTAGGGGTTCTCGACAGCGGTATGGAAGTCGCGCGCGATGATGCCGGTTGCGGTAGCGCCGCTCACTTCGGTGAGCAGGTTGGCGTAGCGGAACACCGGGCCAGTGATCGGGATCACGGCCACGCCGTCGCGCATCTGCACGGTGCGGGTGTTGTCGAGCGGTCGCCCCAGGCGCATTGACACCGCCTCGGGGTCGCCCATGCGCTCGGCAACATGCAGGATCGTTTCGAGCGACTCCTGCTGAATCAGCCACGGCCGGCCGGCCGCAACGTCGAACGCTCGGATGCTCATTCGGTTTCCTCTGTCGGGGGCGCGTCTCGGCGTACCACTTCCTGCACGCGGCTCTGCTCGATCCAGGTTCCATCTGCCTTGCGGCGCGCGATCTCTTCGCGGCGCTGCTCGTAGACGTCCTCCCAGTCCTCGCCGGTCATCTGCGCCGTCTCGATCGCCTCATTGCTGACGCCGATCTCAATCCGGGTCTTGGCGGCGCTGGCTTCCTTCTCTTCGTCCATCGAGCCTCGGCTCGGGCCGATCCACAGCGCGCGCGAGTAGGCGATGCGGCGCATGGGGTCGCCGTAGCCAGGCAGCGCCATACGGCCGGAGGCGACTTCAAGGTCGAGCCACAGCTCATAGATGGGCTGGCAGAACTGCTGCGCCAGGAACCACCGGCGCATGGTGTAGAAGCGCCACGCCTGCAGCATCGCCGCGCGCGCCGCGCTGTAGCTGCTCTGGTAGTGCAGCAGCAGCTCGTCAACTGGCAGCTCAAGCGCCGCGCCGATCTGCTTCGTGATCGCCATGAAGAACGGATCGAACTGCGCATTCGGCCGCGACGGGTTGGCCATGTTGACCTTCTCGTTCGGACCGAGGTCAACCACCGCGCCCTCGCCGACCTTGAAGCTCGATCCTCCGTCAAGGAACGGAATCGGCTGGCCGTTCTCGTCCAGCTGCTCGCCTTCCTTCTCAATGAAGAAGGTGAGCATGGCGGACAGCACAGCGGCCATCAGTTCAGCGCCGCCATAGCGGCTGATCTGAACCAAGGGCTCAAGGATCGGTGCCAAGTACGGAGCGCCGCGGACCTGCCCGGGGCGCTCCTTGTCGTTCCAGACGTGCAGCACTCGGCGGCGGCCTGTCTCTTCGCCGAAGAAAGGGTAGAAGTCCCAGCGCGCGATGCGCGACGTTGTGCGGACTTCGCCCGGGTGCTGGCTGCGAATGTGGCAGCCGAACGGCACGCCGTCCTGCATCGCGATGCCGTCCATCAGCGTATCGGTATCAGCCCCGTCCAGCGGGTTGCTGATTCGATCGGCCTCGACCAGCTGCACCTTGAGCGCGCTGGTATTGCCTGGGCGGTCCTGCATGGGCGTGATCGCGAAGACGTCGCCCGATGCCATGGCCGACAGCAGGGCAAGCCCTTGCAGCCCGTAGAAGTCGCTTGTGGCCTCCCAGTCGCAGGCCTGCGGTGACTCGGCCCAAGCGCGGAAGCGCTGACGCAGAGTCCGGTTCATGACCTTGGCCGCTTCCGGCGAAATGCCAAGGGTGTCCGCGTCGATAGCGGGCCGGCACATCAGCCCAATGCCGACGATGTTGGTGCGGCAGCGAGTCAGCGCCGCGCGCGCGATCGGGTGATTCCGAAATGCGTCGCGCGAGCGAGCGCGCAACGTCATCTGCTCCCACACCGGCAGGTCGCTCGCAGCGCTGCCCAGCAGCGGCGTATAGGCCTGCATCGATCGCAGCACATGCGATGCGCCGCGGTAAGCAGACTCTGGTCGCTCTGGCGGGCTCAGACTGGCAGCCGGCGCCAGGAACTCGCCCCAGCTCGCCGGCATTGATTCAGACAGGCGCATCAGTGCGGCACCGCGTAGCTGATGCGCGCACGCCCGCGGCCGGCCCGGGAGTTGGCCTGCGCGGCGACCTTGCCGGTGTACTCGCGCTCCAAAGCGCGCAGCTCGCCAAGATCAGCCAGCGTAATCCACCGACCCTCATAGCGGACGGACTGCCCGCCCTCAATCACAGCGTCGATCGCCGCCTGCACAGCTGCAAGGCGCGTGCGGTAGTCGGTCACAGCTGAACTCCTGATGTTCGATTGCCACGGCGCAGGACGCGCACAGGCGGCGGCTCTTCTTCGTCGTCCCTTCGGACGTCGGGGTTTTCGTCCCACTCCCGCGCCCAGGGCGGAGGGTTGGCCCAGTTGATCTTGTCGGCCTGCAGCGCGATCCACGCGGCCTCGCCGTAGACGCACAGGTCGAGCTCTTCG